TTATATCAGGTTTTGACTTAAAAGTCAATATTAATTTTCGAAATAAGTTTTTAATACGTCTAATTGCTCTTTGTATTTACCAATGTGATTTAATTCTTTTTCTATTGTTTCCACAATATCAGAATGTTCACCTATACCTGTAGTATTTTCTAGATAGATGTCCACATTTGTTTTGTGTTTAGCAATCTGACCTTCAGCATGTTGTCTAAGTGCTTGTAGTTTCTGATTTCTGCTCGGCATCTTCGCTTCCTTTCTTTCCAATATTATATTTTGGTTCTAATATCCATTCGTTCTTTTCTTTAAAAGGTAATACTTTAATCTGTGATAGTGGTGCTTTATTTTCTACACTACTAACCAGTTCTACCAAACCCCAATCACTTAATAGTTGTGCGATTGTGTTTCGTCTTTCAATATCATTTACAAAAATATTTGCTGTCTTACCATCTAAAGCAAAGAGTTCTTTAAAGTGTACAATAAAATATCTACCTTGTTTATGTAGTATATGACACGATTGATAAATTTTTCGTTCTTTTCTACTGGCGACACCTATTCTTGTAAGTGTCTCTCTAATTTTTAGGAAATCATCTGGCTCTTTTATCTTTACTTCGAGCATACTGTCTGGTTTCCATTCTATAACTTCACTCATTTTTTTCCACCTTTATATAATCTCTCTTTTATATAATCAATCTTTTCTTTTGTTAGTAATGATAAAGTCTCTTGTGCTTTCTTATTTGAGTAACCAAAATATTGTTTTACAACATCTAGGTCTTTCATTTTTGAAGACTTTAACCATTTACTAAATCTTTTTCTAGACTTTATACTATTTAGAAAAAATGAGAATTGCATATGTTTTGACGCATGGTGCAACCTATTCATTTCATTAGCATACATAATTGTATCTGAAAAATAAGATAAACCTTTATTAATTATAAAAGGTGGATATTTCTTTTCCCAATCTCTATCGTCTGTATCAAGTAGTTTTTCTTTACTATAATTGATAGCCGTGAGATATTTTGTTAGGCTGTAATCACTCATATTAATCTTGGTCCTTCAAAGAAGAAAGTTAAAGTTTCTCTAACACCTGTCTCTACAGGTAAAACTCTATGAAAGGTATTTGATCTAAACAAAAGAAGTGTGCCTGGTGTTAATGGTATATCCTCTATCTCACCTGTTGTTATTTGAAACTGACCGCCTGTATATTTCTTTGTCGATAAATTTAAGATGCCAGTTAACTTTGTATCTCCACTATCTCTTAACGAGTCATCTATATGCCAATCATAATTACCATCAGGTGCTTCATACTTATTATATAAACACTCACCAAATGTCATTTCGAATAAATTAAAACCAAAACTTGCTTTATTTGATGAACCCATACGCCACAATATATCTTTAAATGTGTCTAGGTGCATTAAGTCTTTATTTTGAAACCATTTAGATTTAGATATCTTTTTACCTCTCTTATGATTTTCTGAGTTTTCGATTTCACTATATGTTTTGTTAATATCTTTCAACAAAGTTTTTAAAATTGTTGTAGAATATTGCTCAGGCCAAATTACATATCTAGGTTCTGTAAAACTCATTTGAATTTACACTCGCTCATAATTTCAGTAAGACATGCAACCATATTCAATTCAGGATCAGCAACAAAAGCATTCTTGTATTGATACTCGGCAAGAAGAATGACCATAGGTGGAATCGATTGAGGTTGTAATACTGTATAAAAATTTTGATATAGTTCTTTATACAGACCTGCAGGATCTTGGTCAATATGATCTACAACCCATTTTCTCATATCACCAAAGTGTCTATCTTTTAGTGCCTTGTTCAAAGACTTGATATTTGCTTCAGCAATATTAACAAGAATACCTGTATCTATTTTACCTGATACAGAATATCTTTGTAGTTCATTGATGGTTCTTCTAAAGTCTGGATAAAACTTAATAATAAGTTCAGCCAATACCTTTGGATCAAATTCAATGTTTTCTTGTTCTAGTATTGTGGATAATCGTTTATGAAATAAACCTGCTAGTTTTTCTTTATCTTTATTTTGTATTGTAAAATTAATTACAGTACACCTAGAATGAATTGCAGGTATAATTTTGTTTTTGTAATTACATGTAAATATAAATCTACAATTATTACTAAACGTTTCGATAAAGTTTCTTAATGCAG